CTGCGTTGGGTTACTAAGGGAGCTTCGGCTCCCTTTTTTATTGTTTTTTATTTTATACTGTGATAAGTTAACACAAACCGGGAACATTTCGGTGGACTTGACAGCCCCGGCTGACGACATGTAGACAAGTTCACTTTAACTCACATGTGAGAACTATATTATGGCTAATACTACATTTAACGGCCCCGTCCGATCTGAAAACGGGTTTACGCAAATCGGTAAAAACACTACCACTGGTGCTGAAACTGGCGGTATGACTCTATCTACTTACACTGCTACAATCACTGTTGCTAATGGCGCTACTACAGGTAAAGAAGCATCTATTGGTATGCCAGCTAACTTTGTACCTATTGCTGCAACTGTAGTGGTTACTACTGCGGCTGCAAATGCAGTTAACTTAGTTGATGTTGGTACTGATGCTGACACTGATGGCTACATTGATAACATTTCTGCTGCAGTTAACGCAACGGGTTTTAAAGGGTTCTTCGTTTGTAACGGTGCGCTTTCTTTAGCAGGTCTAACTACTACTGCCGCATCAGCCACTCCTGATGAAGTTGAAGTAGTTGTTTCTGGTGATCCCGGTGCTTCTGGTGTAACTCTTGTTCTAAAATTCTTCGGTATTTCTAGCACATCAGATACTGAGTAATAGGAGGTTAATATGTCTAGTTCTGACATTCAATCAACCTTTATAGAAGCTGCAGCAGCAGGTACACAAACTGTATCTGCTAATGCTACTGACGTTGCTAATAATGCGGCTATGACGCTTACGGCTAGTCCGTATGTTACAGATCAGCCTAGAAAGATTACTATTACTGCTGCTAGCAACCAAAGTGGCATATCTTTTACAATTGTTGGTTTAGATGAAACTGCTGCTGCTGCCACGGAAACGCTTACTGGCCCTACTGCGGGTGCTACTGTAACTAGTACAAAGTATTACAGTTCAGTTACGTCTATCACGGCTGTGGGGAATCCTCAAACTGCAGGTGGTAATATTAGTGCAGGTACAAGCGCGTCTATAGCTGCTCCTATATTTAGAGGCGATCTTAGAATGCGTGGTATGTATGCGGTTAATACGGGTACTGCGGGTACAATAAACTTTACCCAAGGTAGCGCTTCAGGCACGTCAAGGTTGAAGTTTAATACAGTTGCTGCAGCTAATAGCACTGAATATCCTGATATTCCGGAAGATGGTGTAGTGTTTAGAAATGGTGGTTATATTGTATTTGACCAAACTAAACTATCTTCTATAACGGTGTTCTATGCGTAACGATTACGGAGTCTGTTACAAGTTCAAGAAAGGCGGTAAAGTTGGTACCGGCATGAAAGGTATGAGCCAGAAAAGTGGGGACAAGCGCCCCACTAAATCTGGTGCTGGTATGACTGCTAAAGGTGTAGCTAAGTACAGACGAAATAATCCGGGTAGTAAATTAAAGACGGCAGTTACAGAGAAGAAGCCAACTGGAAAGAGAGCGTCTAGACGTAAGTCATATTGCGCACGTTCTGCTGGACAGATGAAGCAATTCCCTAAAGCTGCTAAAGATCCTAACTCTAGATTGCGACAGGCGCGTAGGCGTTGGAGATGTTAGATGGCATACTTACAATCAAATATTCCTCATTTTAAATGCTGGGTGAGGAAGGAATTTACACACAACCATGTAAAGTATCACGGAGAGTACCTACATGCGTTAGCTATAGCAGTAACATCCATACCAGATAGATCCCTTAGTTTTCAGGTTATCTTCACTGGTGCGGAGACATACGATGATGAAAACGAGCCAAATATTCATGGCGGAGCGATGTGGGCTAGATTGCCTATAGAAGCTCTAGTAGCAGATACACCATTGGATGAGTGGCCCGATCAGTTGGAACCCAAGTTAGCACAACCTTGGGACTGTAGCTCAAGAAATCATCATGTACATATTTACGACAGAGCAAGTTCAAGTCCGTGGAAATGTAAAATTGATGGTGAGTTTTATACTGGTAGATATATGTTTACAGTAGATTACACAGATAGTAGTATTTCTGATGATCCAGCTCAACATAAACAGAGTCATGTAATAGAACTTATTGATGCAGGAAGATGGACTGGAAATATAGTAGCTCTACCTAATAACAGGGTTCGAGTTACAAACCCGGCACTCTGGGAATGTGGTGAAGGTGCTCCAGATTTTAGACCTAGCCAATGGACTCATAGTGCTGAATGCGACGTTAGTTATATGAACCCTGAAGAAACATTTGATAATTTGTACGCGGAGAATGACAATGATGAAGACTAAAGGCTACTCTAAGGGTGGCAAGATGAAAACCAAAGGCTACGCCAAAGGTGGTAAATTAGACATGGTGGAAAAGGGTGGCAAGAAAGTCCCATTCTATGCTGCTGATGGTAAAGGTAAAATGGCTGCAGGCGGTGAAGTAGAATCGCTTGGTGATGGCTCTATGTCTGGACCTATTTCTGAGTCTCGTAAAAAGATGCTAAAACAGATGGAAGAAGATAATAGCGCTGCAGGATACGAGAAGAGAAAGCAAAAGTTTATTGAAGACCAAAAGAAAAAGCCCGAAGATAAGAAAAAGAAGCGAGTAACGAGTAAGGATAAACTGGCTAATATGAAGTCTGGTGGTAAGGTTAAAACTAAAGGTTACGCTAAAGGCGGTAAGGTTCGCGGTGCGGGCATTGCTAAGAAAGGCGTTAAAGCATGTAAGATGCGCTAATGCGTAGATATTACAAAAAAGGTGGTACCGTAAAGGACTCATGCTATAAGAAGGTGAAGGCCAGCTACAAGGTCTTCCCTTCTGCGTATGCGTCTGGAGCTATAGCCAAATGCCGGAAGAAAAAGGCTGGTAAGTAATGCGTACATACTATAAGTCTGGTGGTAAGATTCGCAAAACAGCGAAGGGTGCTGCGTTAAAGCGTTGGTTCAAGGAAGATTGGAAAGACGTTAGTACAGGTAAGGCTTGTGGTAGAAAGAAAGGTGATGGTCGTGGTACGCCATACTGTCGTCCTAGTAAACGTGTATCTTCTAAGACTCCTAAAACGTCAGGCGAGATGTCTAGTTCTGAGAAGAGTAAGAAGGTAAGAGAAAAGAAAAGTTTAGGGCAACCTGCAGGTAAGCCTCGTAGAGTAAAGTCACTAAAACGTAGAGGTAAATAATGGCTACATCAGGTACTTCAGATTTTAACATGAATTTTGCGGAAGTCGCAGAAGAAGCGTGGGAGCGTGCCGGACGTGAGATGCGTTCTGGGTATGACCTAAGAACAGCTAGACGTTCTATGAATTTACTTACTATTGAGTGGGCAAACCGCGGAATAAACATGTGGACTATAACGGAAGGTAGTCAGGTTTTGACTAAGGGAACTGCGAGTACTCCGATAGCAACTGGCATAGACATGGTGGACATTCTAGAACAGACAATAGAAGCCACTGGTGATGGAACTACAGCTCAAAATGCGCTAACCATAAGCAGAATGAGTGTTAGCGATTATGCCAACATAACCAACAAAACCGCTGAGGGTAGGCCAAACAAAATGTACCTAGAGCGTGGTACTGACTCTAACGTAGGTTATTTTTGGCCTGTACCAGATAAGTCCTACACGCTAAAATATTGGTATTTACGTCGTATACAAGATGCGGGAGAAGGTAATTTTACTCCTGATATGCCATATAGATTTTTACCGTGTTTAGTAGCAGGGTTAGCATACTACATCGCTATGAAAACTCCTGAGTTGTCTGGCAGGGTTATGATGTTAAAAGACATATATGACGAGCAATTTGAGCTGGCGGCTTCTGAAGATAGGACTAAAGTCCCTGCTAGGTTTGTACCACGCATAGGGTATATATAATGGCTAGATTTGCTTCAGGTAAAAAAGCGTTCGGCTTTTGTGATATATGTGGCTTTCGTGAGAAATTGCGAAACATGAAAAGAGTAGTAGAAAAGCGTAAAGACACAGGATTGTTAGCGTGCCCTTCTTGTTGGGACAAAGACCACCCACAAAACATGTTAGGTGAGTATCCGGTGCATGATCCACAAGGATTACGAGTAACCCGCCCAGACACTAGCTTGGCAGCTGATTCTAGTGCCTCTAGTAGTAGAGCAGTGCAGTGGGGTTGGAACCCTGTGGGCAGTAGCAATACTTTTTTAGAACTTGCATCTCATACAGTAACGGTTACGGTAGAATAATATGGCTATGACATACGTGGAATTAAAAACTAATGTACAAGACATCACTGAGATGACTTTTACTGACGCGCAGCTAAAAATGTTTACAAAACAAGCTGAGCAAAAAATATATGACTACGCAAAAGGGCTGCCGCTACTACGCAAATCAAAAACGTATTTTAACAGTAGCACTCTTAATGGCACTATTTTACCTGAAGATTGTATTTACGTACATAATGTTAGTATACAGACGAGTGAACGGTCCGGCAATTATAGGTACGCACTGCTAAATAAGGCTATAGATTTTTTGGATGAGGCTTACCCAAAAACAACAGAAATAGCGTCTGACTCCCACAGAATAGAATATTATGCAGTGGCTAACAATAGCAACGAAGATTCAACTTTATATGGTAGCACGTTGGAGTTAAGGTTTGCACCGCACTACAGCGACTCCGTAACTATTATTGTAGACTACCACTTTAGACCTAGGTCTATAACGGAGACTCTAGGCAGTAATAGCGAAATTTGGTTGGGCCAAAACTATGATTCTGCCCTATTAAATGGTGTTTTATTTGAAGCTGCTAGGTTTATGAAAGCTGAACCAGATATACAAGCACTGTATAAAGAACAATATATTATGGCCTTGACGCAACTAACGGATACAGTCAATACACGTATGCGGAGTAGTTCGTTTAGACCACAATCTCCAGCCGCTGGACCTATGCCACCAGCCGTACCATCGGAACCAAAATAGGAATTATAAATGGCTATTTCACAAGTATTGACTAATAGTTTCAAAGGGCAATTGCTACAAGGTGTGCATGCGTTTACTTTAAACTCTACGGGCTATAACATAGCGTTGTTTACTAATACAACTACTCTTGACGCTTCTACGGAAGCATACAGCGTCTTCGACGGGGCTACGGGATTGACAGGTGAGGTGGCTAACGGTAATGGCTATACTGCGGGGGGCGTTACGTTATCGGTTAGCTCAGTGGGTGAAAGCAACGGAGTAGGGTACGTTACGTTTAATGATGCAACTTGGGCAAGTTCTACATTCACCGCCAGAGGTGCATTGATATACCAGAATACAGGTTCTAAAAACAGTGTTATGGTTTTAGATTTTGGTGCGGATAAGACTGTGACTAACGGAACTTTTAAGGTAGATTTTGGGCAAGCATTTACAAACGAAAGTGCTGTTATACAAATACGATGAGAGGATTAAATGTCTAACACATATACAAGCATATTAAAGTTAGCTAAACCTGCTACAGGTGATGCGGGCTGGGGTGCTACGATCAATGATAAAGTTACTACTTTAATAGAAGAAGCTATATCAGGCAAAGCCGGAATTAACACTTGGGGACAGGGGGGCGATTCAGCTAATGTCCACACCTTAACTATAAACGAAGGGGCCAGTTCAGAGTCAAGAAATGCTGTGTTGTCGCT